TTTTACACCAAGTGGTGTTGGAATTAGGCTGTCTGTTTTGTCTAGTTGTGTGAGAAAATACCCCAACATCCCGTTAGGCTCTGTCACAACAATTGTTGCGTTACCGCTGATCTCACCATTGACAATCCTTGTTGTTGTGTTTCCAGCAAGGATGTTAATGACTTCTAGTGTGTCGTTGATTGTTGTTCGGCTCTTGTTGGCAGCAATGCGAGCTTTCAGGATGATCCTGTATTCATCATCATTGAGCTTTCTGTTTGTTCCACCCTGAGGGGATAGGATTGATCGCCATGTGCCAACATCAAATGCCTGAGCTTCCCTACCGCCCTCAAAGCCAAAATAAGGCTCTGCTGTGAACAGCACAAGATTTCGATCTTGCCCAACAATCTTTCCAATGATGTCAAGCTGAACACCAACGCTTTGGTCAATGTCCATCAGGCCATCTAGGAATGCTAGAGCTTCTAATTGCTTGGCTTCAAGCAAATCACACACGGCTTCAACATATGCGACGTAAGCAGGATAACCTCTCACAAGGTCGGTATACCTGCTACGAACAAGGGCTTTGTAGTCTAAGATTTCCATAGCCCTTCCTATGCTGTGCCAAATGTGATATCGCTTTCGCTGATGGTTGCAAGCTCATTGAATGCAATCGTGATGTTGCTTGTATCGAAACTGCCGCCAACTTTCCCAATTGATAGTGTGTTGACGCTAAATCCACGAACAGTGTTGATTGGGCTGAACAATCTGCTATACAGGATGTCATCACCAACTTGTAGACCAGAGAAGAAGTCAACAATTGCCTGTCGAATCTGAGCAGCACCATTGTCAGGGAATGTGCTGTCAATGGTAAGGGTCATATTCACTTTGATTGGAACAAATGACGGACGGCTAAACTTGATCTCGTTGGGGTTGCCATTGATGTCAAGAGGAAACCTTGTCTCATCACCACCTGTGTTGATCCCCAATGGTAGGTTGGCAAAGATAGCCTGAGCAATTGCGTCTTCATCACCGCCAAGAACAACAACACCAATACCATGTGCGGGGATGCCACCAGCATCAACGTTCAATTTGTTCTGTTTGATGTTGATATATCGAACACCAGAGATTGCTGTGATAGCATTAACCATAGCAGCTAGGCTACCATCGTTTTCCAAACCCTTTACCTTGCGGAAGCGATCACGCAATTGGGCATCTGTTTCAACAAATGTACCTTCTGTTGCATCGAATGGGTTTGTCACACCTAGCCAGCCAAGTGTGCCTGTCTGGATAACGGTGAGGGTGTTGCGATCATTCCTTGTCTGACCGCTAACAATCATCACACCACGAACAGGCATGTAGCTGTTAACGGCATCCATATTTGTTGCTGTGAATGTAGCTGTGTCATTTTGATCAACCACCACAACTTTGAGTAGGTTGTCATTCGTGACAGATGCTAACAGTTGAACAGTGGTGATGTTGATTGCTTGGGCAACTGCTGTAGCTGCTTGAAGCTGTGTCATACCTGCTGTGATGTTCACATAGACAGGGACGTTGGTATTTGGGTCGTTTGTGATTGCCCAAATAAACTCAACAACATGAGCAGAGCCAATTGAAGGGAATTCATACTCAACACCATTTGCCGCTGTTGTGGAGAATGTCACAGCATCTTGTGTGCGAAACACATCATTGGTGACGCTAGATCCTACGTTGGCTGCTGTGGCAACAGTTGTACCAATCTCACCATAAAGCATTAGCAAGGCTTCTGCTGGCGTTGGTTGTAAACGAAATAGTCCACCAAAGCCAACCAGTTTATCTAGGTAGATACCAGTTGCCTGATCTAAGTCAAGATTCTGATACACTTGTTGCAAGGCTTCATCTTGGTTGAGGATTAGTTCAAGCAAAGGTGCTGTCAGACGCATGATCACACTGCTGTCATCTAGGTCTAGTGTTTGACCAATCGGAACAATGTCTGCAAAGCTACTTCGGATTCGTGTTCGAGCTTTATTCAGAAGCTCGGGTAGATTGTCAATCTGCAATCCACGCTCTGTTAATGTCGCCATTTATTCCTCTCGTCATACAGCTAGTGGGATGCTATCTTCATTTGTAAGTTGTACACCATCTTCATTCAGCAGCAGGGTGAACACAACAGGCTCTGTAGCTATAGGGCTAACCACTCTCACCGAGAATGTCAGTGAGTATGTTCTACCAACCAGCTTGCTTGAGAACGAAGATAGGGATGTGACATATGGTTCTGCTAGGATTGTTTGGGTTAGCAATGCATCAACAGCACTCTTGCTTCGTCCCTTACCGAACACACTACCAAACCAATCCACCCCGTAATCAAGGTTGAGCATCCATGTGTTGATGTGCGTGTTAAACCTGACAAACAGACGTTGTGCAACCTTCTCTTGCAATGTGTCTGTTACTGTGAATCCTGAGCCATCCAACAGGCTACTTAATCGAATGTCCATTAGATAGCCCCTGTGGGTGGTTGTGTTTGACTTGGTACACCATCATCAGTGTATTGGTGTGTATGTTGTCCAAAGGACAAACCATTGATGAATACGCCATCTTGTGCGTCAAGGTCAATCCTCTTACCTTTCACTTTGATGCTTCCATCTTTCTTGAGTCTCACCTCACATTCATTTTCTTTTCCAAGATTCTGATACACCACTACATCATCTGTTGAGTGTGGTAGTTTGTGAGCGGCATCCCTATTTGGACTCTTGACAAATGGAAATAATCCTGCAACAGCAACAAAGTCATTGAGGTTGTTCCAGCGTCTTGTGTTTGGCTCATGTGGCCTATCAGCCCCTTCTTTGAAGAAAGTCAAGTCCTTTTGACTGCACAACAATAAAACAGTGTCCCCCTGATTTATAGGAAACGTGACACCTGCCGAGAGGGAGCAAGGCATCACCAAAGGGACGTTAGATAAAGTGGGGTATTCTGTAGTGATACCATCCTTGTAGCGATGGTTGACTAGGGGTTTGACATCCACCCTAAGCTGCCCCATATCTTTGACATTCAGAACGATAGCTGGCATACATGTGTAAACATCTTGCATGTAGCTTTCTAAGTAGTTTGTCAAGATGTTTTCTAACGATGTCATGCTATATCCTTTTGTCTGAGTTTTCGCACTGCACTTCCATTGTGAAGTCATTGCCAAAGTTATCGCCTTTAAACTTGACATTCCTCACACGATACAAGCCGTCTGTTGTTCCATCTTTGGTTTCAATCTTGACAACTGTCTGTGGTTCAACGGCTGGGTTGAGTAGGGCTGAGAAGCCAACACCATAACGTCTTGCGCTATATTTCTTGGCTTCTTTTGGCGTACCATCTTTGCGAAACTTTGGTGTAGACTGTAATGCAGCTTCATTGCTCTCTGTTTCTTCATTGACAGACTTTGAGATGGTGTCTGATCGAAGGTAGGGTAGGCCAATCAATCCTGTTGCTTCACTGATAATGATCGCTGTCTTGTCACCTTCTTTCGGGATGTCAAGGTGACTAAAGATCAACACGTCTGGTTTACCTTCTGTCTGAGTCATCCTGTAGGACAGGCCAATCGGTCGAAGGTAGTCATCAAGACAATCTTTCAACGTACCCATGAATGAATAAGACTTTCCACCATACTTCTCTTGGATTGTTTTGCTTGCTGTTGGGGTGATACTCAAGGTGATGCTTCGTTGGTCAAACAAGTAGTCAGAGAAGATCGGTAAAAGACTTTCAGCTATCAAATCTTCAAACTGAACAAACTGCCCTTTTAGGTCTAGCTTTGGGTCAAGAGCTGGGACTTCAACAGACACCCTACTTCCCTGAAACAGATCATTCACATTACTACTAACTTTCAGAGTTGTGACCGTGCCACCCCTTGTTTTCTCATACTTTGAGTCAACAATGTCTGCTGTAAACAATGGTGTGATGTTCTGTTCATCAAGATAACCAACGCGACATGTAACCGTGTTGAACACACCACCAATGGTTTCTGCTGTTTCAGAAGACAGGCCATAGATGACAATCTCACCTGTGTCACTATCTTCTGAGTGGTCTAGGGCTTTGTTAAATTCAAACTCAACCCTAAGTTGATCACCAGTATCCTCTTTGTCTGTTGCATTGAAGGTTGGTACACTGCCAGCAAGGGCATTTCCGTTGATGAATACAAATTCATCTTGATTGCTTTCAAGATCCCCATTGTCGAGGATCTTGGAGATGTTGCCCGCTCTGTTTCTAAAGGCAAGTTCAATGATCCTGATAAATGACCGTCGCTGACGCACAGGAACTGTGCCAACAACATCAATCGTTGGTAGTGTGGAAATATCAGCCATCTTCAAACACCATTGCCGCTAACGTGTAATCGCTAGGCTTGTCGAGAAAAGGGATGTCACTTCCCACAAGGAATAAGAACCAAGAGGTGTTTGACGGAAGGTTGTGTGTATAAATCTTCTCACCAACAAGCAATGCTTGGTTTGGGATGATTACACCATTGTTGTTCCTGACACTAAAGAAATGACATTGTGTACGCCTGTTCCAACGAAACATAAACTCATACTGATAGCCATCAATGCTGATAGTTTGAGAGTAGTTGGGTAGGGGCTGATATGGGAGTATGTTTGCTCTGAATGCCACTATTACAACTCCTCAATTTCCTTAGCTCTTGCGTCTGCAATACCCTTAAGGCGAATATTCTCATCTACACCTGCCAGTTTTGCACGAATAGCTGCCTGATTGCGCTTCTGATCCTCTGTGAGATCTGGCTCTGTCTTTGTTGGCAATGTCTGTTTAGCCGCTGCTGCTTCCGCCGCTTTAGCTGCTGCTTGTTTCTCTGCGGCTGTCTTTAGAAGCTCGGGGGTTTTCTCAACATTCTGGGTGAGAATTGTGACCGTCCTGATCTGTTGAATAGACAGGTTGAATGTTGTTGCATCCCCATTATCAGGCTTGTCATCAATGCTGATGTTTCCAATCAAACAATTATCAAACGACTCAACTCGACCACCATCTTCTTTTGTGATGATGACTGTGATGAGATCTCGTGTGTTGTAGATGTTCTTGATTGCCGCAATTACATTGTTTGTCGGGGCAGCTTGACCACCCACAATGTTACCATTGACATCGAAATAGACGTTGCTGCCAGCAGAGTTCGTCAAAGGATTGTAGAAATTGAAGTCACTCACCACGCCACTGATTGTGATCTTGATGTTTGAAAAGAAGATATGGTCGGTGACAGGGCTTCCTTGCTCTGTCGGGAACTCAGTGATGGTTGCTTCTCGGTTTACTGTTGCTCCTGTAACACAATCAAAAGAGATTGTGTTCTTTGAGCTATCAACAAGTGTATAGATCATCAGTTCACTCTCGGTGATGGTGTGGATTCAACGTAGCGGAGAGTTCCGTCACCTCGGATCATCGCCTTTTGCTGTATAGTCTTGCCATCAATGTCGATGTTGACTACAATAGGTCTTTCGGCATTAGGGTCTGTCTTTAGTTGCGGAAACAGTTTTGCATCCAACCAACCAACAGCATCACCCATCCTACCAACAGGCGTATACTTGATTATATTGTCAAAAATACCAAGTCCGCGCGATTCCTTGCTTCCACCATTCCAGATCTTGTCAATCTTGTCCCAATCTAGTTTGAGTAGAGCTTCTACTGTGGCGATTACCTTGGTGATTGATAGGTTCATTTCTGCCCAACCAAGATCAACTTCTGAAAAGAACAGTTGGAAATCTGCTGCCATCACCTCAATCCAGTTGTACCTAGCAACACCATTTTCCATATCCTTGTAGTGCTGAATAATCTGCCCTGTCACATGCAGTAGGGTGAAAAGAGCTACAAGAGGGATTGCTGCCCTCATCTTAGCCATCGCAGCGGCTAAAATCACATGCCGTGTTGCAAATGCTGTGATCAACCCTGTGTTGTACAAAAACCACATGGCGTATGCTTGTAGGCCAGCAACACCCATGACAAACCAAGCCTCAAGAGGTAGGTCTAGTAGTGTGTTGATTGCAAGGAGTAGGCCATTAAATGCCGTCGCTAGGGCAACCCCAATTGGTTTTAGCAGCTTCACGAGTTTGGTGAGCATTACGAACATGTTCGCTAGTGCTGCATCAAGTCCGTTTTTCAAAACTTCCGCTGAGAATCGTTTCATCTCGTTGGTGAAGGCTTGCTGCTTAGCAAGGGATGTTGTTAGCGACTTGGCGAATGCACCGTTCTTCTCGGCTGCTTCTGAAAGTAGCTTTGCCACAATTGGAATAAGTTTGACGGGGTCTGCCTTACCAGCTTCTTGTAGTTTGGTGTAAGCATCACTGCTGATCCCCACACTCTCCGCTGCCATCCTCAGGAACTTATTCAGTGCAATGCCGCGATCCGCCATTGAGTTGATCTCGTCCTGTTGAATCCTGCCAGTGTTGAACATCTGCCCAAGCTGACGAAATACGCCAGCCTGATCTGCATCATTCAAGTTGATGGTTCGCATGTATTTTGCGAAACCAAACACAGTGTCCTGCTTTTGTTGCTGTGTAAGGTTGGTTCGTTCTGTGGCGTTCAGGATCTTAGAATAAGCCGTGCCAAACTCAGTAAAGCTAACTGCTAATTTTTCAGCCGACTGGTTGGTGAACTCTAAATTGCTGTTGAAGTCTTGTGTGTTGTGTGATGCTTGAAGCAGCATCTGCTCCATTTTTTGAACTTCACGACCTGCTGTGATCAATTCCTTGACAGCATAGCCGCTACCTAATGCACCACCCAATGCAAGTTGACCAACAAAAGCTTTGGAGAACTTCGGGATTCCCCCAAAGAACATTGAACCACCACCATTTGCTGCTGATGCCCCACCACCACCAGATCCTCCTCCTCCTGAGCCACCACCAGAACCACCATTGTTTCCATTGCCACCACGAGGTGCGCCTGTGCCAGATGGGGGTGCTGTGGTTCTGCGACGTTGCATTTCAGCAGTTACTTCTACCATGCGATCACGAGCTTCTTTTACAGCCCCAGCGTATCTGAGCCATGAAGCTGTTCCATTATCTAAGCGATTAGCTAAGCGATTGGACTTAATACCAATGCGCTCCATCATACCACCTAGGTGTGGTTCAATCTTCAATAGGTTTTGCAATGCTTTGGCGTAGCTTTCAACATTTTGGTTGAGTCGATTAGCTGCAACACTTGCGGATTTCTTGTCGAACTTAGCGTCAACAGCATCCATACGGGACATCAAGGTTTTGAGCTTGATGTTGACACTTCCGACATCACGAGCAAATGCACTCATTGTGCCTTGCGCACCTTTCATTAGGCTTTCAAACTTGCTGAGTTGTGCTGTATCAATCTGAAAGCCTAGACTGGCGAATAGCTTGGCAATTTGCTGCATTATTTCTGATTCCTTTTTGCTTCAACCTCCGCCTGTTCAGCAAGGAAGCTCTTGACCTGTGTCATTTCAAGAAGATCATAAACATCTTCCACGTTGTACAAGTATTTTAATTCGTATAGAGTGGCTAGGGGCTGCTCTGCTGCCAAGATGATCTGCCACTCAACAGGAAGACTGCATTCTTTTTCAAGACGCTGCCATTCCTTGCTGTTTACCCTCTGTCCATCATCACCTAAGCGGTGTGTGTACCGAGTGCGCGAAAAACAGAGCTGTAGTTGAAGTCCAGCACTTCTTTAACAAGGTTGAACAGAACGTCATAACGTCCCATAAACTCCAGATCAAAGTTAATTGCTTGGCTACCCTTGTATGTGCAGCTAACAAGCTCCTTGCACAGCGAAACAATCTCACCACGATCTAAGCTGTTGGTGATGGCTAGAGCCATAGATTGAATGTTGATTTCTTGTTCTTTCTCACCGTTTGCGGAAGCAATCAGCGGGGCTGCAATCTTAATCAATTGTGCTTTGATGCCCAAACCCTGTGAGGTTTTGAAGTGGGTGATCATGTAATCTGTGCCGTCTACATTGACAGTGCGTTGGTTGTTTTGCATAGTTCCTCTCCGATTATGCGTTGTTTACAGCGGGGTGCTGTCTAGTGGGGTTGGCAGGTCGATTGGTAATGACCTTGCTCCACTGTTTGATACTTCTTTGTTTCGTGTGAAGTCACAAATGAATGTGAACTTCATATCTGCTGCGTCTGTACCAATGTCATCATTTGGTAAGCTTTCAAAGCTGCTACTTGCAATCAACACAACCTGACCATTCTTTACAACCACCACTTCAAACAAGCCGATGTTGGTTCTTAGATATGAGTGTAGTTGATACAGCCTTTCAACCGAAGGTGATGTGTTGAGCAAACTAACAGTGAGCTTTGCTGGTCTAATTGTTTCTCTGACAAAGCAGTTGTACTTTGAGCTTGTACCTTGGATGACACGAGTGGTTGGTGGGTAGTCAATCTTGATGTCTGTAACACCAATCAGATCCATCCCAGCAACCTTTACAAGGTTCTTGCTTGGGTCATACACCTGCGTAGGCTTCTTTAGGATGTCCAAAAGCATTATAGGATTCCCCCAAAGCTACCGATTGCTGATTCCACTGTCTGCTCAAGAATACCTTGAAACTCACCCAAATCAACACCAAGATTTCCTGCAATCGCAATGGCTGTTGTCACTGCTGAGATGATCTCAACAACCAAGCTGTTATCACCATTCCCACCCTTGGTGTAGGATGCGTTGTTGCATCTAAATTCCCAAGTGGAAGTACCGAGTGATGTACCAAAGCTGCTATCAGGCTCTTTCTCAATCCAGACATCCGTTGCAAAGAATGTTGTGCTGCCACTCTTGTCCCTGATCAACAAGGGCATTGCAAATGCAAGCCCGTAACGTCGAAACAGCTTGTAGACGAGATGTAGCCATGTATTAGATGGGCTGCTTTGGTGTAGCGTAAACTTCACACTATATGTTTGAAACTTGTTTAGTGTTGCTTGGGTTGTGCCATCCATAGCACGTTTGAATGTGAAAGATGGGGACTCAGGGGAGATGTTAATAAACTCACCATCAACCCACCCTTCAATTGTGATACCGAGAATGTTTGCATCAACATCAGAGGGTATATAAGTCCACATCTATTCATTCCTTAAAGTTGCCACTGATCATCAATTGAGCGTTCAAGAGCAGCCATTGCATCTACAGCATCACCACTCACCAAGCTGTTACCGCCAATGTAGCGTTCAAGGTTGGCTGCACTAATCACCCATTGCAAGCTACCAGCACCAGAGCCATAGGTTTGGTCAGGGAAGGTAGAGATGAATGCTGAGTCAGAACGAGCTACAGAGCGACCCGAGTTGTCTTTCACAAGAATACTAAACAAGCCACTGTTGTTCTTGAACTGCTTGTCACGATTCCATAATGCTGATAGAATATCATTCGATACGCTTACAGACATCAGATCCAAAGTGACTTTACCACTCTCATTGATTGCGTGTGTACGGGTAGCCATGCCATCCGCACCAGTGGTGAGAGTCCAGCTTTCGACATCACGAGCAAGCTGGATGAAGCTATCTTCACTGTAACCAACAATTTGGTGTGTGAAGCCAATGTCTGGTTTGCTGATAATGACGACAACTTCTGATGGGGCATATGAGCCAAGTTGACGTTGATCTAAATTTGCCATATTCTTTGTTCCTTATGCAAACACAGTGCCGTTGATACCATCTACAGCTAGGATTGCACCTGCCAGACGGGCTTGGAATGTAATGCCAGATAACACACGAGTGTTACGCTGTGCGGATGTGAATGACAAAGCATTTGGCACAACAATGATTGGGGTGAAGTCATCCGCCAAGATGTCACGAGCGATTGCTTCTGCTAGAGTTGAGCGAACAGCACTTTCAACAGCAGCAATACCAGCACCAGTGAATGATAGTTTGCGAGGGGTTGTCACAACACCAAATACAGCTTCACGCATACGAGTGATAATCCACTGCACACCAACCATGACATCAATAGCTTCACCACCAACGACACGACCATTGCCATACACCATGTTCAAGCCTTCAACAGTTGTGTACCATTGCAAGTTTTGGGCATTAGCGTATCCTGCCTGTGTAGGTGTTAGGTTGTCCGGCTCTAAGCCAACAATAGTCTTGTACACCCAAGTGGTAGAGCCAGCTTCCTGTGTGCCAAACCGTGCAGCATACCCTGCTGCTGCTACACCCTGATCCGCTTCTGTATTCAGAATCACCCAAGTGCGAACATAGCCAAGAGCTTTCAGATCAGAAGCCAAGCCAACGTTATTCGCTGTTGGGATTGTTTTGGTGTGGTGGACATAAAACTTTTCAGTGGTCTCGATGTAAGCTGCGATGTCACCAGCTTCTGCATCGGTAGCGTCCGTAACCAGATAGAGCCATTGACCAAAAGCGGCTTCAAGGGTTTGGATTGACTCTACAAAGGTGTCTGCATCAAGTTTCTTACCAACAACCAAACGCTGTGGGCGTGGGTTTTGACCGAATGCGATCTGAGCTAATTTGTATGCACTGTCACCAACAAGAAAGCCGTCCGCTGTCATTTGGGTCAGAGATGTGTACAGCTTGTATGTGTCTGCAAAGCGTGTATGTTCTGTGAGGATTGCAATTGTGTTCAAGTCACGGACAGTGGCCTGATTTGTTGCGCGTTCAATCGTTACATTAACGATGTCTTGAATTGTCGCCATTTTCTTTCCTTTGGTTAAGGCTCTACTGTGCCTGAGATTGTTACGTTGTTAATTGCCCCCGACAACTGAGCCTTCCATTCAAAGCGTGGTTTGTTTCTCTCTGAGCTGGGAACTTGCCTTACCACATAGCGTGTGATCCCACCCAGTTTCTTTGCCCTTTCAAGAACAGCCATGATTGTGTCTTGAATAATGGTTGGGTTGGTGATCTTGTTATTTGTGTAAAACTTAGAAAGAACTTCTACCTCAAGTTGGCGAGTGAGCCAGTGTTTGAGAAGGACAACATCAACCCACTCACCATTGATGGTTTTGCCCGCTGTTAGGTATGTGCTGTCGCCAAATTGATATTGTCCAACAAAGGATTCGTCTTGGCTGTTTTCAAAGTCCGCGGGTAGTGCGATTGGTTGGTTGACAAAGTTTCCGTCAAAGACATATGGTTGTGACATAAACATTTTAACTATCTTAGCATCTGTACCACTACTCATACACCCACCTCGCAGAGATCCCCCAGACCAAACATGATCTGGGTGACATGTCAATCAAATTGCAAAACTGCATATCCAGCACCTGTTGTTTTGATAGCAACAGATGATGTTGCAATCTTGCTTAGAACAGAGACAGAATCGCTTTTCTCAAACACTGTGAAAGATCTTCCGTGTAGCTCTGGTGGCAACTGTACGCGATCAGTGATTGCTGTGTGCCAATCCATGAAGTAGAAGTCACCTTGCTTTGTGCAAACAGCGTAGTTGTTCGTTCTGGATGTTGGCCTACGGAAGTAGTTCCTGTAGCAGATCGCGCTATAGTAATCACCAGCAACCATCTCTGTAATTGCAGCACTGTCCACAGCACTAAAGTAGATTTTTGCACCACTGTTGTTGAGCTGTAGTGATTTGCGAGAAACTAAGGTTGGTCGAACACTTGGGCTTGCAGACAAGATTGGAAGTAAGCCAGAAGCATAACCCCAGTTGTCTGTCAGTTGTACAACACGATCCAATGTCTTGCCACTAACCACCCTTGAAGGGGTCATATCCAGCCGTGTGGCCGGTGCAAAAGCACTGACATTTGCTTTGTTTGCAAAGTCGTATGAAACACCTTCGTGTGTCAATGGTAGGGCTTTTGGCATGTAGTAAAAAACACTACCGTCGAGAGATGGGGTCAACCTTGCTGTCTGTTGAAACATAATCCCTGCTGATGCTGGGTTTAGTACAACAGCATCTAGTGCTAAGATGTCAGTCGAGAAGGTGTTGTTTCCATACTTGTCAAACACATAAGACATGCTGACAGACAGGTTCGATGTCGCTGAATACTCCGTAATGTCTGTGTTTGTTTTTGGTCGCGCTATCAACCACTCAACAATAGCGGGTTTTGTCATCAGCTCATATGATTGCGAGATCATTAGGTGTTCAAACTGAATTGGGGTTGTGCTAGTTGAGTCGATGGGCTTACCATCTGCTGTCACACTTACCACATGATTTTTCAACATTGGAAACCAATCTTCTTGTGTGATTGCCGTCCATGTCACAGGGGTTGTATTGTTAGCACCGCTGACATGCGTTAAAGTTCCAGATGTTGCGACAATGCTTGTATTGTCTGTTCGAGATGTGAAAGAAAGCACACCCGTACTGTCGATGACAACCAATACCCACTGTTTGCTTGCTGAGTCGATCCAGACACTACCAACATCAAGAAATGTTTTTCCGTGTGTGGTTGAGGTCAACTTTGTTCGGGCATAACCGTGATTAGCACCAAGGGTTGTACCATTCAGCCTGTACGGGGCGGCATCATCGCCACAAGAATGCAGAGTTAATCCATTCAGTGCAGTTGACACCCAATTGAACACCCTCGACAGGTCGTGGCTTGGTGCTTGGTTGATACTCACCGTGTGTAGGATTGTATCGTCACCCTGAATGCCTTTGATGGTCTGACTAACAGTCCCACCAACGAAAGTCCCCAACGCTTGCTGTGTGGGGGATGGTACGTTATCAATTGCTGAACCATCAATCCTATACTCAACACCACCGAAAGGGATGTACTTTGTCGGTGTTGTTCCTAGCTCAAACTGAATATTTGTCCAGCCAGTTGCTGTTGAGGATTGCAGATTGAAAACAACAAAATTAGCACCAACTGGGGCGGTAACTGTTAATGGAAGACCTGCTGTTCCGACATAAGAAATAGCTGCTAGATCTGTAGATGACGCAAACCAAGCCAGCCCTTGCCGACTACGTGAGCCTGACAGTGTGTACGTCTGACCAGCGACAACAGGAATCATTCCTGACCTTGCCCAACCAGCAGATCCGCTGATGCCACCCGCGTTAGTTAGGTAGCTGTTCAGTACAACCGAAGATTCAGCAAACAGATTCTTGCTTTCTACAACAATATCGTAAGGTTTTAGGCTTGCTGCCACAGCAGTGTCCTCTGTGACTAGGTTTGATGGTAGCGTTGTTTGTCGAAGTACAGATCTGCCAACATAAGGTTTATATGTTGTTGCAACACTTCCTTTTTCAACTTGTAGGTTTACAGCGTCACTGACATCAGACTCCCGCTTCACATTCACAACCATAAACCTTGCATTTGCTGGGGCTGTGATTGTCTGCGTTCCTGTTGTCCCTGCATTGTAAAGCAGAGATACCACAGCATCACGATCAGTGTAGAAGCCCACACCGCTTGGCTTTGATGTTGCCGAAATGGTGTATGTTTCCCCCGCGTCAATTGGAATGTAGTCGCTGCATTTTGCGTCAGCTACGGGAAAAACGATCCCGCTGCTGTTCAGGCGAAAGCCATTCTTTACGGTCGCTGTGTTGAATAAGTTTGGAGACCCCTCAACAAGTAAGTCATCCAGAGTTTTCTGACGAGCTGCCGCTACAATCAGGTCGATAGATGGTTCACCAACAATTTTGGCAAATGCTCCAAATGCACCAGCGGCAGTTGAGGTTCTGATGTAGAAGTAGTTGGAATTGGATGGTTTGTAAATCTGTGTGACCAATGTACCACTCGATAGGACATCAACAAAACCAGCCTTTGCTTCTGGGATGCCAACAATTCCTGCTGCAACACTATTCACTGTGATGATG